GTGCACACGGCCGATGAGATCATGTAGGAAAAACCAGGGCAAAAGGCCCTGTAAACCTTATTTTTATTTAAATTTTAAATTTTATAATTTTTTTGGATATTTTAAATTTTATATAAAAACAAACAAACAACAACACAACCAAATGAATCACCACAACACATCATTCAAACACTTGTTCTATGTTGAGGCCGCAGAAGCGCTAAATTGGGAAAATTGAATATAACACAAATAAAAGAAGGTCAAAGTCGGCAACGATGACGATCATATCACAGTACAACTAGGTATTACGCAAGGAGGTACAGGAAGGATACCAAGGATAAAAACCTTGGAAGTTTAGCAAACAGCCAGATGTAGTTCTGAAAGCTTTGCCAGGAAGAACGTCCCTAAAAAGATAAGGACCATAAATTAAGTTAGAGTCGTAAGGAGCTGTAACAAAAATATTTTTTGTAGTGCCAGTAGTAACTTGAGGATTAAATTCATAGGCACCATAGTTGTAATTATTAACTAAAAATGAATTTAAAGGAGAATTGGAAACATCCACTGTCATGTCGCCATAATAAATATCACAACGAACTCCTTGAAAGATAGTTACCAAACGATTAATAGGTCTATTCAAGCAGAAGGTGTTGGTTGCGTTTCTCTCGCCAACGCCAGAATAAATAAAAGACGGAGACAAAGATTGCATGTACCTAGCCTCAGTTGCATCAGCAGGAAACGCAACTGTTTTTTGATTATCTATAGCAAGACCACCCAAAGGACAACGACCTAGAAATTCAGAAATAGAAAGAGAATCATTATTAGAAGTAAAATTGGGAGAAGAAACCGGACCATCAGTAATAGAAATTTGCGGTCTAGCTCTAAGACTTTCTACAATTACACGAGTCATTTTTGCTGGTCCAGATGCATAAGGACCCTCCATTTTAGCAAAATTTGAGATCTTATTAGAGGGGGTTAAAGGAACAGAAGGGACAGGCAACTTAGGAGCGGAAAAGACAGGACCTTGGGCTTGAGCTCTAATGCTAGTAGGAGCGGCTACATTAATAGGGATACCAGCATTCGCGGAATAGCAAGGAGAACGAGTTTGTAAATCACCATGAACATACAGAAGGAGAGCTAAATTTTGAACAACATTGGTAGGACAGATAATTTTGTTGAGAACACGGAAAACAAGATAACCCCAAATGGAATCTTTGTAGTAATTGTAGGTTGAAGGTGTACCAGGTATTTCAATAGTAAAATCTGAAGATTCTTTAACATTAATAATAGTGTTCCAGTGTTTAGACCAATCAATAGCAGTGACATTGTGATTCATACCGGGTAAATAAGCTATTTGAATTTTACCGGAATGGAAAAGAGTTTTTGGAATTTTAATTCTAAAATGCAATGTGCCCGTAACTAAATTGAAAAACTCAGTCGAAAGGGCTGTACGAGTAAAATTACCATTGTAAGAAGTTTCGAAACCAGTTTGAGGAGTTATGGTATCAGCAGGGGTTACTTTAGGAGAGGGACATACAGCTATTTTGCCCAAATATGCGCCAGAGGTGGCAGTTTTAGGCCAAGAAATAACTCCAAGAAAAGAACGTTGTTGATAAAGATCAGAAAAACTATCCGAGGCAGAACCATCAGGGCAAACTAAAGAGGGCTTGGGAGCATACGGATAGGCACCACCAGGAGGCCCTTGAAGATCGTCTATAAGATTAAAAGGTGTAGTCATTTCTGAACGAACTTGAGTAACTAGAGATTTACCAATGATATGAGGTTTAAGTTCAGGTCCCTGAGGTTGAGCCCTAATATAACTGGGAATAGAACTGATGGGTTTAGGAATCTCAACTTCACTAATAGAATCGGGAACAACACGCTTAGTTCTAGAGAGAGCAGGAGTAACAGTATCAGAATCACCAGGAAAACGAAACTCAATATCTTCCAACCATCCTAACATAGTGAATTCAGGAGTACCTGTAACCTGGGAGCCAGCAACAGAAGAAAGTAAAGCAAATTGACCAAGAGTATTAGCTTTTGCAAGAGTAGGAACTTCATAATAATTAACGGGAAAATAAAATTTTACTTTTAACAGACCAGTAGGGTTTTCTTGAATATCTATTTCGACGTGCGGCAAAAATTCACAACACGTCATAACTTTAAGATGAGTATTAGTAGTAGTATCTGTATCGAAAATTCGAGTTCTTTTAGAATAGCCAGGAGGAATAAAAACTAAATAATACATACCAGACTGATAAGGATCTGTAGAAATTTTGACGTCGACACACATAGTAAAAGTCATGCCAACGAAATTTTTAACTATATCTTTAACTGGTGTTTTGTTGAAGAAGGTGTATCCGAAGTCGAAGGAATTGTAAGGAGATATTTGATACTCATAAGAAAGACTTCCTTGTTTAAGAATACGCGGGTTTCCAAGTATACGTTTTGCATCAAATCTGTTATCACTAACAGTGTCTGGAAGAGTTGTATTAACAATAGCCTCAATTGTGTCAGTCTCGGAACGAAATTGTGTGAAAGATTGTGTAGTAACAGTTTCGTCCCTGACGCCGAGAAAGGTCGACGCAGTAGAACTAATAGAAGAAGGATTTTGTGTAGCAGGATCAATAGAAATAGCAGTTTCAATTTCGCCAACAAGAGAATTAGTAGCACCAGCAACGGCACCAGCAGCAACATTAGATAAAATAGTAGCAATTAAATACAATAACGCAGAAAGATAGAGTATAATTAGTCTCTAACTAAGCGCAGACAAATCAGTAGCCTTTAAAATAAAACCAGAAGAGAGCACACACTGATTAATAGAAAAACAAATTTTCTCTCTCTAACAAATAAATTGTGATGATTCAGGCTTTGCTGCCATTCCCATATGTCTGATTTAGGAGTGGCCCCATTCATCCTGGAGTATTAACAGAAAGGTTGATATTCTCCGGAGAGAACAAATTGGCGAGTTCGAATAAAACCATCAGAATGAAAGGGAATTTTATGAGTCATACATGCAGCTTTTAATTTATCACAGTTGTCGTTAAAAAATTCTTCACCCCAAATAGAGGATTCACGGAGACAGTCATCAACAACTTGAGGTATTAAGTGTTTTTGGGTATCGGATTTCGAGACCCAATTAGGCATTTCAAGAATGACTTCTTTATCAAGTCCCCATACCCAACGAGGAGACTCATAAGGATAGGAATCGGCGAAAATCGGAGAACGTTTAAGGTAGGATATTTGACTGAAATCGAGATATTTAGGCATAGCAGAACCAGTTTTGAGAGCATCAGTATAAATCAATTCCTTAGCAGCAAAACACTTTTGTAGAGTATGATGATTATAAAAATGAATGGCGTCATCAGATACACCGAGAACATTATCGTCGCCTTGAAAATTAGCGCGAACATGATCTAAATAACTACGAAAACCACGGAATTTGGGAGGAGCGAGTTCATCCCAGGCATAATAAAAATAAAATTGGTTAAGCAAAGTATTAAAACTGGCAGTAAGAAGACAACCAGAGGGCATGCCATGAGTCCACATATATACATTAGTATCAAGCAAATGAACAGAGGAAGCGATATCAAAGGAACACATTTCTCTAATATCATTATCAATAGCAAGACGGGAAAACAATTCATCTTTCGTGACATTAAGATGAGAACAAAGTTCAACAGAATAAGTTTCATAAAGTCTAGTGACAAGTTTATTAACCATAACCATACATTCCATGAGTGCCTGATAAGAATTGTGCCCATCCCATTCCTGAAAATCTCCAGCAAGAAATTTTGTGCCCTTTTCTCTAAGAAAAGTAGCAAGTCCATGACCATGAGCAAAAGAATAAATATTAGCACCTATAGACGATTGACATTTGATAACGGTTGCGACCTGAATTTTGAGGAAAAACATTAGATATTTGCGGAGAATGACAGTAAAATGTACAGGAGAAGAGACAATAGTTCGAGTCTTACCAGCAGCAACTTTTTGCAAAGGGCGCCTTTCTGATTTACACAAATCTTGCCATAAAATATGGGCGCGCTTTCCACTAGCCATTTGAGCAATACTATTATCTACAGTTT